TCAGAGTAATCACACTCTCGAGCAAAATCGATCATTATGCGCAAGGCAGCAAAAATTAATTGGGAGGGCAATTTTTGATCATATTTGCCATAATCTCCGCCAATTAATCTATTCTCTCCAAATTTGTAAATATGTTTGTGCAGAACGTCCCACTCTGGTCCATGGCTATTGATCCCAACAGCACATTCGGATTTAAGTGGATTCATCTGCATCACTCGAAGAATAGGAAGATAATATTTCCTGATTAACCATGTCAAAGCTATAGCGTTACCATAAAAGATTCTGCATTTTGGCTTCGACAAGATTTCGTCTTTCTTACACGCTTTTGCAATTGTGTAAGCTCTTTCTCCTCTTCGATAACAGTCTTCACAACGTTTAATTTCCTCCATAATAACATCATCAAGCACACGATTGTTTGGCTTATCCTCTGTAGGTGGTAATTCGGTAATAAAATTCCTCTTTGAACCACTCAACGGGTAACCAATGGATGTGTTAAGCTTGATAGCGTCCATGAATTTCTTCCCAGGCACTCCGCACAAGTTCTCGTGATCATTTAAAGGACGAGATGTTTTCCATATTCTCTTTTGGAAAATTGGAATCATCTCGCTCTTATAATCACGAATGGCCATCTCTAATAATGATGGCTCATATGGAAGTGCTGGGTTTGCCAGATTGGATAGGCACGTTTGCCACCCATAATATTCTGGCTGTTGAACTGGTGGACCATAAATATTCGGATCTCCCGTTACTTCAGTTACTATATCACTAATTAAAGAAACTTTCACATCAGAACGGAATGTCGTCATACCCGGACAACTACCAAAATATTCAACCTGTGAATTTTCGGGCATATAATTCAATGGACTTTTCGGATGAAGAGGTTGTTTTGTTAAAACATTAACGCCTAATACTTGCGCTTCAAATTTCTCCGCAGTGCCTGAGAGAATTACTCCCTCGCACTTACGAAGATGGACGCAGGCATCCAACAAAAACTTCTTCTTCAAAAGGCCAGAACACCCTCTTGGAGTGTCGG